ATCTCACCTTCCGCCGGCACGCCACCGCTGGCTACCTTGCCAGTCTCGCCAGCTAAGAACCTAGCCACCAGGTTCGCCTCCGTCGGAGGCGCGGATCCGAATGTCGACGCCACTGCGTTGTAAGCTGCGTTACCCGGCCTGAAGTTCCCGTTTTTCAGGGCCTCGGCCGCCTGCAGCCATAGGTCCGCGTGATGCACCAACGTATTCAAGGCCAGCGCCTGGCCGCCGGCTTTACCCACACTCGTGTTGCTGAACTCGTTCACGGTGTCGCGCTGCGCCTGCCACATATTCGCGTTGTAGTCAGGATTGATTAACAGCACCTTGCGCATGATCGCCGAGCCCGGGCCACCGCGCGTGAACGAGGGCGGTGGGGTGCGGTAGCCGGCGACCGCCACCGCGAGCGGATCCTGCAGGGCCACTGCTTTCGCGGCCTCCGGATCCATCGGCTTACCGTCTGGACCCACCATCGCGCCGTACGTGACATCAAACTGCTTCTGCGCCCGGGCTGCGTTCTCGCGCTCCACCGCCAGGCGGCCGCGCCCTAGTTCGTTCTCCTTGCCGTGTTGCGTGGCCGTCTCGGTCCTCGTGGCGGCCTGGCCCTGCTCTTCCACCAGGTTGTGCCGACTCGTCTCTGTGCGCGCCGCGGCCGCGCCGGCGAGGGTCTGCTGCTCAGCCGGCTTGATGCCCATGTTCTGCACGCGCTGCGCCTCGCTTGGCGAGTACATCGGAGACACGCGCGCCTGCACGTCTGCCGGCAACGTTTGCCGCCAGGTGTCCCAGTCTCCCTGGTTGTTGGGCACGGTCTGCCCTGCCAAGTTAAAGCCGGCCAGCAGGCTGGTCGCGGCCGCGGCGGGCTTCTCGACGTTCCACTTCTCCTGCGAGATGCCGGCCTGCTGCAGGGCGGCTTTGGCGCGGTCTGCCGAGGCGTTGGCGGTGATCTCCTCCCGCAGCTGGTCAAGAGTCTTCAGGCCCGCCGCGGTGCGTCTCACGCCCTCGGCGCCAGGGTAGGGAGTGATCTCGCCTGGCTTGATTACCCCGCGCGCCACCGCGGTCTTCTCGGCCTCATCCCAGAGAGCCTGCTGCTTCACCGGGTCGTTCTCGGCCATCACCGGCGCCAGCAGGCCGCCGTAGATATTGCTTTTCGTTCCGCGGTTTTTCAGCTCCGTTTCGTCGAGCTTTGCCAATGACTCCCGCAATGCAGTGAGGTGCTGCCCGAACGCCATCATTTCCGGGGCTCTGACGCCATACTTGAGGGCGAGAGCCTGGGTCTGGTTCAGGTCGCCGCCCGCCTCCACGTAGGCCTTCTGCAGCCCCTCCTGGCTGCGCATGGTGAGCTCGCGTTGCTGGTTCTCGAGCTGCAGACCGTGCAGCTGCTGGCCCTGTATCTGCAGCTGCTGGGCCTGCGCAAACGGCTTCAGCAGGTCGACCTGCGGAGGCTGGACCTGCAGGGGAATAGTCGCGTCGATCGGCATATTATTTGCGCCCCATTTTGTAGAGTGCGTAGGCGCTCAGGCCTGCGTTGGTCGCGCCGGTGACGCCCGCCGATAACGCATTCGCGGACGCAACCTGGCCGGCCGCCTGCGCGTTCGCGCCGCCCATCACCGCATTGCCGGCGATCTGCGAGCCGGTCATCAGAGCGTTGCCCGCATATTGCGCGGCGTTGGTTCCGACGTTTCCCTGGTACACGCCCGCGTTGATCGTGTTATTGGCGATCGGGACCGCCAGCGAGTTGGTGGTCGCCAGCGCCTGGTCGTTGGCTCGCTCTCCAATCTGAGCGGTGCCACTTAAGACGTTGAACTTTTGCTGCTGCTGCTGCTGGAAGCGTTGGAAGGCGTTCTGATACTCGCTCGATGCGTAGTCCTGGTTGTAGCGCAGTGCCTGTTTCAACGCGCCGCCGCCAAGAGCTGCTCCCGTGGCCGCCTGGCCGCCCTGCAGCGCCAGGTCGCCCTGCTGCTGGCGAAAAGCGTAGCCGGGATCGTAGGCCGCCATATCGGCCGCGGTGAAGTTCTTGGTGAGATCGCCACCTGGTGCGATCGCAGTCTGCAGTGCGTTCGCCGCGGTGGATCCGGCCGCCTGGTAGGGCTGGGAGTCGCCGATCCTGCTGTTGTAGAGGGTGCTGAGCAGATCGTTCGCATTGCCGGTGGCCGTGTTGACGGTATTCGCTGCGTCACCGGCGGCCGTCGTCGCCCCCTGGCCGGCGAGCATTGCGTTCTTGCTGGCGTCGGTCGCTACCCGGTTGGCCGCGTCGGCCTGAATTTGCGCCGCCTTTTTCGCTGCGTTGCCGGCGAATATTCCGCCGATCACCGAGCCGATTGCGCCGAGCCCGCCGAGTCCTGCCGCTAATGCCGCCATGTTTTATCTCCTGAAATAGACCAGTACTGCAATGTTCGCGATCACGTCGCCCGAGAGTGCCGCCGTCACCGCGGAGAGCCCGTGATGATGAGCTGCGCCCGGTCCCGAGTCCGCTACGAGGTCTGGGATGTCGACGCTATGTGAGTGCCCGTTGCCGGCCGCAATCCCGGCGCCTGTATTCGGCGTGAGCAGATTCTGCCCTGTGCTGTTCACGCCGCTGGTGGCCGCCGGGTGGTCATGCTCGATCGAGTGAACGTGTGTATCTTCGTCGTCGGTGTCGCCCGTCAGTGTGACCGTGGCGGCCGCCGGATTCACCGTGCCCGTATACGCGCCGCCGATCCGCACCGCGCCGGCCGTCAGATCCGGCGTGGTGAATGCGGCCGTTTTCCCGTTGCCCTTGAGATAGCTGGTTACAGTGCCGTCGCAGAGCTGCCACCCCGTGAGATCATCCGGAGCGATCGGCATGTCCACAAACTCGTGGCGGCCGTCCTCGCCAGGCCCCCAGCCCCATGCGCTGCCACTCCAGCGCAGTATGTGCCGGAAGTCGGTGACCTCCACCAGCAGGCCGGCGTCGACGTCGCGCAGGGCCAGCGAGAGGGCCGCCAGCTGGCCCTGCTCGCGTTCCCAGGTGCCCGCGAAATACTGCCACTCTGCATCCGCCACCGCGCCCGGGATGTACTGCACCCGGTACACCAGGCCGGTGTCGCTTTCGAGCCAGAGCGAGCCGTCGGCGCTCGCCCCGGGATCCTGCGCCAGGCGCTGGGCCCGCGAACCATAGGCGAGCACCGCGGCCGCGGCCCCCACCTGGTTAAAGAACTTGATCCAGGGATAGCTCAGGTGGCCGGCGCCGTCGTACATCGGCGTCTGCGAGAGAGAGGCGCTCAGGCTCATGCATTGCCCTGCGTGATCTCGCCGTAGGCGTCCAGCACCACCATCTTGCTTTTGCTGGTGCAGGCGATCTCGGGCACCAGGTCGCGGCCGCTGCCGAGCTGCCGGTACACCAAACGCTTCAGGGTGTCACCGTGCACGCCCAGCCCCTGCGTCACCACCAAATCGCCGCCGGCGGCCGCCTGGCGCCAGGTCTTGCCGCCATCCTCGCTGATGCGCAACTCCATGAGCGGCTCCGGATCCGCGACGGCCACCTGGCCAGTCTCGACCTCCAGCACCAGCCGATGCCAGAAGAGCTTCAGCTTCTCGATGCAAATATGCGCCCACCTGCGCACGTATCTGATCGCGGTTCCATCGTCGTCGTGAAAGTCAGTCGACATCTCATAGAGCTTCGCGTCGTTATTGCCAGATACGACGTGCATGCCGACCGTGGGGCCTTCGTCGGCTCCCGGCGTCCGCGCTCCCGAGAACTCCTGCACGTATGCGTGAAATCCAGGGATGGCGCTGAAGAACGTGTTCCCGCTGATCACGTTCAACAAGGCCCACTCCACCCAGACGTTCTCGCCCACATCGTATACCCAGCTCGTAGAACTGCCGTTAATTTGCCAGAAATAGTGGCCCAGCATCTCAAATGCGATCGCCCTCACCGTTGAGAACTCGCCCTTCCAGGCCTGCTCGATTGCGTGCGTCGATACTCGCTCCATCGCGAAGCCGCGGGTGCGGTACGCCACACCGTCATTGCCGATCAGGTAGAGGCTTTCGGCCAATTCAACCAGTGACTCCATCGCGCCGAGGCCTCGCTTGATAGCGCCCGAGGGATTCCGCTGGAACGGAAAGTCCGGATTACCGGTCTGGTCCCACACCTCGGTTGTTTCGTTGCCGAATAGCCAGAGCTCCAAACTGTGGGCGAACGCGCGCACCAGGTTGTCTGAGTAGCCCTCTTTCAGTTCGTAGTCGAGTGGGCGCCAGGTCGAGAAATCATTGAGGGCCGAGATATTGAACTGGCGCGTGCCAGGCCTGGTGATGATGCCATAGCCGCCGAGGAAAGTTGCGCTGCTCGCCGCCAGCAGCACGTTGGAGATCCGCCAGTCCACCTGCGTCTGCACACCGGCGCTCGAGGTCAGCTGCAGCGTGAAAGCATTCTGCGCGTACGCCACCGTGTACGGCGTGCCGCCAATTATGATCGTTGCGCCTGGCGCGCCCGCCACGTCGAACTGATCGCCGGCCTGCACCAGGAAGCCGTCTGCGTGATCATTGAGGAACGTAGCAGTGAAGGTGGTGCCCGTGTTCCCTGTGACGATGACGAGCTCCGCGTTGTCGGCCCCTTCGTCGATCCAGAGCGCCATGCCATTGCGCGTGATCAGATCCATCGAATCCGGCGTTACGGTGCGGGAACCGGCGGCGATGCCCACTGCCACCACCGTGTCGACGCCGGGGGCCAGGTTGACTTCCTTGCCGTCGGTCGAGGCGAAGCCGGCGAGCTCGTCCAGGTAGATCGCAGTGGCCACCGTGCCGGATCCGTCCTGCCAGTGGTAGCAGCCGCCGTTCGCGCCCACTACGAACACCTGCAGGAAATTCGGCGTCAGGCCGTTCAACAGAATCCAGTCCTTGAGGCCTGGGCTGCTCGTCACAACGCCGGTCGTGGTCTGGGCCACAGTAAAGCCCGAGGTCAGCTCCTTGAGCGTGTTCGCCGACAGTACGAACAGGCGGCCGTTAATCGCGGCGAGGGCAGTGGCCTGCGAGCCCAGCGTGATGAGAGACTTCACGCCAGGCCTGCCGTAAAAGCCCGCCGGCGACTTCGACCCTCCGCTCTCGATGTAGAGGTTGATTGTGCGCTGCGCGTCCGCGGTCAGCGAGCGCCCCTCTGAGGAGGGACCGATCAGGGGAATTTTCATGGCTCCATCAGCCCAGAGAACCAGTTGTAAAGGCCGCCGCCGCCGCCCCTGGTGAGGTCGCTCGCTGCGTTCAGCTTCGGCGACGTCGCGGCCACTCTGTTAATTGCGTTCATCGAATTGGTGGCCAATATTCGCACGTCGGGCGAAACCGGGATCCCAAACATGGGGCCGATGCGCAGCGCCAGGTTCGACACGATTCCCTCTTCCCAGCCGTCCGGATACGCGAGCACGGTGTCGAGGTCGACCGGCTTTTGCAGGCCCAGCCAGGTGAACAGCTCGATCTGATAGACCGCATCAGGGATCGGCCTGAGGTAGATGTTCGAGAGGGGGGCTGCAGCGTCGTTATACAGCCCGCTCGGGAAGGTGTAAATCTGCTGCAGCGCGATAGAGGCCCAGTCGGCGTCATCCCAGATACGCAGCTTGCGGCGGATTGGCGGGTCCGTGTTGAAGAGCAGATTCGCGCGCGCGATGCGCTGCGGCCGCGGCCCGTCCCAGTCGCCGCCTGGGCCCAGCTGGTAGATCTGCTGCTGCGCCGTCGTGGGCCACTGGTGGATGTCGAGAGCATAGAGTGCGCCGCGCAGCGCGTTCCAGTTCCCCAGCATGCGCGTGAAGCACTTCATCGCATCGTTGTATTGCTGCGAGGCCGGCACGCGATCGGCCCCGAGAGTCACCCGCGCCAGGCGCAGCGCGTGATACAGGAGCTCCGAGGTTGGCGTGCCGCCGAGCTGCTCAATCGATTGATCGGCGTTCCAGGTATTGTTCGGTGTCATGGGAGTTAGTAAGCGTGCCAGGCGCCGCGGTTATAAATGCAAGTCGCGCCGGCCTTGTCCCCCGCGGATGTGGGTGCCGCGCCCTGCGTGAGTGGCGTGTCGCAGTCGTCGCAACCCATGCGCGATCCAGCTACCGGCGTGAGGGTAACCAGCTTCGCGTAATGCACCGACGCGATCGTGTCGATCGACAGGCCCGTGCTGTTGGCGATATCAAGCGCCGTCGTGGTCAGCGGGTAGCTGTTGTCCCTGATTTCCAGATTCGTTTCGCTCCCGAATGTGTGGATTCCGCTGCCAAATTGGTAGCAGAGGTTGCCGGCCACCCGCAGGCGATCGCCAAATGCGACCTCGATGCACTTTGTGTTCGTCGTGGTGCCCGAGTACAAATAGTTGTCCGCGATCAGCGCGCCGCTCAGTCCGGAGGCGTTGATCGTAAGTCCGTTGAACGTAGTAAGCGGATCCACAAAGTGGTCGATTCTGTTGCCGACCACAGTTACGACTCCAAAGCGCGCCTGGCTTTCGAAGTCCACGCCCGAGGTCCCGATGGACCCCATGTCCACCGTGTTGTTCTCAATCGCGATCTCCGACGTCCCGCCAGGCACGTAAAACCAGGGCGTTGACTGAGTGCCCGCACTCCCGGTGAGGGTCATGTGGTTGCCGTCGGTCACCGAGGCAATGGTGTAAAGGCCGGGGCCGATCGCGGTTGCCTTGCCAGCCCATGCGGTTTGGAAGACCGCCCCGGAATTGCGCGTGACCGCAGTGCCCGAGGTCGACACGTTGCCCATCGTGAGCTGCACGAGCACGCCTTTAACGCCACCCAGAATATTGTTGTGGTACACCTGGAGGCCGCCGGGGCTGTCGATCTCGATATTGTTGGTGCAATTCTGCGGGCCAAACCCGTCGAAGCAGTTCAGAATGTTGTCGCGCACCACACCGAATCCGCCGTCACCGTCGGTCGCGATCGAGCCGAAAACAAACTTGCCGTTTTGCACGCTGGTCATGCCGTAGATCTGAATGTTGCTCACGTTGATCGCGTTGATTCCCACCTGGAAATTCTGCAGGACCGAGTCTCGAATGATCGAGCCGTTGTTGCTGGCCGCAGAGGTGGTGCCCAGGCCGCTGCCGCTGATCTGGATCCCAATGTTGGTGGACATATTCGCGAAGCCCGCTGCGCCCAGGAAACTCACGCCCTCGATCAGCACCGTTCCGGCCCCGACGTCGATCATCGGGATGGCCATCGAAGACGCCATCGTGTAGGACATATTGCCGGCGCCCGGGCCCACAATATGGGTCGCCGCCGACGTGCGAGCCGTGCCGTGAAATATGCAATTCGTTCCCGGCGGGATGCTGACCGTCCCGCCATTGGCGGCCGTGACTGCCTGCCCGAGGCCGCAGGTGGCGCTCGAGATCGAGTAGCCGCCGCCCGTGTGATTGTTGTTCGGGGTAACCGTGATAGTTCCGGATCCGCCGGCGCCGCTGCAGGTGCTCGAGGTGACGGTGACCGTCTCCGCGGATCCGTCCTGAATGTAGATATCCTGGCCGGCCGCCATCCAAGCGCAGGGGGACACCGGTATCGTCTGGTTGACGCCGTGCGCCACCAGGCTCGCTCCCGGGGTCTGGGTGAACATGAAGCTCGGCACATTCAGCGAGCCCACATTTACATTCGCCTCGATGGCCTCGACTTCTTTTGCGATCGCGTTATGGTCCCAGGCCACCGGCTGATTGACCACCGGCTCATTGTTGGTGTGAGCCACCGCGATCGTGCCATCGAAGCCGCGGCCGTCGACGTTCGGGCAGCTGGCGCGGCCGACGTTGACAACGTTGCCGGCGATCGAGCACACCCACACGATCTCGGGCTTCGTAGAACCGATCGAGAGCATCATGTTCGCCACCATGCCGGCGGTGCTCTTCAGAGTGATCGCGGTGGAGCTCGACGTGATGCTCCCTACGAGGGCCGTCTTGACGTTGTTTCGCGCTATGCCGAGCTGCGCATCGGTCACCGCGCTGCCCGGGTAGACCGCGGTCTGGGCAGATATCCGCGGAACGCTGGCGAGCGCCAGCAGCAGAAGTAAGGTTTTCATTGGGGGTTCTACTGGTTGGGCGCCGCCGGCGGCGGGCCCAGCTCGATCTGGCCGTTGATCTCGACGATTCGGCCCTTTGACCTGGCTGCGTTGTCGCGCAGCTCCTGCGACACCGGCCGGCCGTAGCTTGGGGCCAGCACGATCGCCAGCTCCTCGACCAGGGCGAGCTCGTAGCCCGGGACCGGGAAGGTGATAGCGGTGCTCAGGGTGGCAAACGTGGTCAGGGCCAGCCAGTACGAGAGCTCGATCGCGGCCGCGGCCTGCGGGATCGGATGCACTCTGAGGTTCTTCAAGGGAGCCGCGCTATCCTCGCCCAGCTTGGTGGGCATCGAGCCAGTCGCCCATAGGGCAAGCACCGCACTCGCCGGCATGCCGTTCGCCAGGTACTCGACCACCGCGGGCCTGGCGTTGTGGTCGAGGCTCTGCTCGAATACGCCCATCGGCATCACCGCGCAGCCCTGCTGCAGGCCCTGGTAGGTAACGGTGGCGCCTTTGATCTTGATCGGCCGCGAGGCGATCGAGAAGTTGCCGCCAGAGCCCATCGTGTAGCTACCCACGCCTTGGGCGAGGGCAAACGAACTGACCGCATGGTTGAAGCAGACGATGCCCTCGAGCGACCAGCTGTCATAGATCCGGTTCAGCTGGATGAGTGCGTTGTTGCTCTCGGGCGTGGATGCGCCTTCGCCTGGCTGCGTCTCGCCGAGCTCCAGCAGCGCGGAGTCGATAATGTTTTGCGGGGTTAGCGACATCTACTTCCCGGCTTTCAGGGCCTTCGCGGCCGCCTTTGCCTGGGCCTTGGTGAGCTGCTTCGCCGGCTCTTCAGCTGCCGGATCCGCGACGGCATTGCCGCGCGCGGCGACTTCCGGATCCAGCTCGACGCCAGGCGCAGTCTCGATCCCGTGCGCCAGCGGCGACGTTTCCCAGCCCGCCTCCTCGGCTTCGGCCGATTCGATTCTGCGAGCAGGTTCGGTGCGGTGGAACCGCATGCTTGGGTATTCCATTGATGTTCTCTTTCGGGTTAAAACGGGGGCCAGAGGAGCCAGCCCCCAGGGGGAAGAAACGACAGGCCTTTAGAACTTCTCTACGGACGCCGAAACATTGGCCGCCGTATCGGAAGTGGCCGAAACAAACTGGAACTGCAGGACGTCGCCGGCGGCCACCGCCACCGAGTGAGCAACGTCGATGCAGGCGGCCGCCGCGGCCGTCGCACAGGCAGTAGTCCCCGTCGTGACGGTCAGGGCTGTCGCCGAGCCGTTCTTCGTAACGGTGATCACGTCCTTGTTAGAGCCGCCGGCGCCCGCTGCGGACAAAGTGACGCGCAGGTTAGCGATCGTGCCAGGAGCCGCAACAACGTACCTTGCGGTGGCGGTGGTTGCGCCGCTGCAGGCCGCGCCGTTCAGGTACTCGGTTTCGGCCGAGCCTGCGGTCCCGGTGCAGAACGCGCGCACAGTCTCATCCGAGCCGGCAGACATGGTGCCCTTGCCGATCTGAATGATCTGACCCGATGAGCGGCAATCGAAAATCTTGCCGTTTGTCGTGTTGATGATCGGCAGCACCAGTTCAGTGGCTGCAGTGCAGGCGCTGCCGATGGCCCGATCCGCCGCGGAGAACAACTGCGGCGCGCCCGGGTATACGATGGCGCCCGACACATGCGCCGAGGGGGCGAACCGACGGTCGACCACATAGCACGAGCTGCTCGTGCCCTGCGCGACCACCGCCATGGGCTCATAGTCAGCGAACAGAATGGTGCCCGGGGCGACGATGGAAGGCAGCACGATACCGGTGGTGGAGGCCACGCAGACTTGCCCGTCGGTCTTCGCGACCGCAGCGGACAGTGTGGTGGGAGTGAGCGTGAACGTCTGGGCGAAGGCCGCCGGGACGGACACCAGGGCGAGAATCAGTGAGATGTTTCGGAAGGTTTTCATGGTGTGATTTCCTTTGTGTGTTGCGTGTCGGATTAGCTGGTTAGCCCTCGATCGCGCAGGCCATCTCGCCGTACAATTTCGCGAAATCGTACAACACGTCGAAGCGGTTGATCTCCTTGCGGTACACGCCATCGAACGCGCGCACCATCGAGATCGAGATCTTCGTCTCGGGGTCAGTCACTTCGGTTACCAGAGCGCCCATCCCGGGCTCGGGATTGTTCAGGGGCACGCTGACGAACGCGAAAGCGTTTTTATGCATGAGCAGAGCCTGCGGCGTCACCGTGCCGGCGCCTGCGCCCGAGTCAACGGTGAGCAGCGCGCCATCGACTGCTGCCGACGTGAAGAACACGTTCTGATACTGACCGCTCGGCGTGATCGCAGGCGCGATCAGCGTGGCGGAAGTGCCATCCGACAAGCTGGAGGAATCAGCCAGTACAACGAAGGACAACAACCGGCCGGTCGATTGGTGAGTCTGCGGGTGGCTGGCGTAGTGGCCCGCGATCGTGAAGCGATCGCCGGCATTCAGCCGCGGCGCTGCAGCGTTGTTCCATGACTTTATGTTCAAGGTCATGGTCCCGTTGTTGCCGCCGTCGGCAGTCTGCAGCAGGTTGATCGCCGGCGCGCCACCGAGGGCTCCGACAGTGCGCGAATAGATCGTCTGATCCCGGTACACGTTGTAACCGAGTGAGTCGACCATTCGGCCTTGTTTCCACTGCTGCGTGATCGAGCCAGTCGGGTTATACAGAGACTTCACGCCCGAGACGAATTTGCTTGAGAACTTGCGGTTGATGATGAGCGCCAGCTCTTCGCCCTCGGGCAGTCCCTGCTCGATGAGGATGTCGCCAGCCGTCAGATACGGCACCTCGTCTGCGGGAGTTGTGCCAGGCGCGCCGGCCTGGTTCCACGTATTCAACGCGACGAACTTTGCCGCCTCCGCGTTGATCGTGCTGGCCAGCGCCATAGCCGCCGGCTTGCTGTACAGCTCGCGCACTTCGCGAATGGACAAGGTCTTTTCCACCGAGTCCCACTCGAAACCAACCTGCGCGACCTGGCTCACTTTGATCGGCGTCACCTGGTCGACCAGGGGCTGCGGATCGTACTTGAGGCCCTTGCTTACGGTGAAGCGGTAGGGCTTTCTCGCTTCCACCGTGGAGCCGACCTTGAATTTCTTGTTGGCGTACTCGGGGCTGATCGCGTGCGACATATTGGCGCACACGTTCAGCGAAGACCCGAGATCCATCAAGACGAGCTTCGCGAAAACGTTCGGAGTTACTACTGCGTTCGCCATTTTCTACCTTGTGAAGCGCCCACAGAGGAGCGCGGTTTCAGCCGGCCAGAATCTTGCCCATGGCCCGTTTAAACGTCGTCATGTCGGCTTTGTCGAGATCCACCGTTACCGGGGCTGTCGCCGAATCGATCGCTGCGGGGGGCTTGGGCAGAGGCTGTGCTGCTGCTGCTGGTTTCGTTTTAGGAGGTGTAAGCCGTGCTTCGAGCTTTCCGATCTCGCGCGCGATCGCCACCGGATTGCCGAGCCTGGCCATTGCCAGAGTCTCATCCTGGTGCTCGTGCATGTACATGAGAATTTCGCCGCCAACGTCGGAGCCTTTGATCAGGTCCGCTACGCCGGCCTCGGTGATGAACGGTCCCACGCTCGCGATCGCATCCTGAAAATCCGGATGTGTCGACGCCGCGGCCGTCGCTTCCCACTTGGCGTTGATCGCTTTCTGCGATTCGAGCTGCTGGCTGCGCTTGGCTTCTGTTGCGCCGGCCTGGTGGGCCTGCTCAAGCTTCCAGTCAGTCAACCGCTCGGAGTACTCGAGCTTTGCCTGCTCGAGCTCTTCCCACGTGCCTGTCCAATTCGCGATATCGGGCGGCGCGGGCCTTCCCGCGGGTTTCGCGGCGGGCTCCGCAGCTGCAGCTGCAGCCTCCACCGGGCCAGGTGGCGTGCTTTTCGCCTCCAGCTCCCTGCGTAGACGTGCAAGTTCGGCCTGTGCTTCGATATCGCGCTGGCGGGCTTCGTCGCGCTGCCGCGTGAGTTTCGAAAATCGCTTGTCGAGTGCGCTCTCTTCTTTCGGCTTGTCCGTTTCCTGGGGCTTGGCGGTTTCTGATTCCGCCGGCGTTTGTTCCGACGCCTCGGCCGTCTTTTCAGCCGGGGGCGTCACAGGGGTTTCGGGGGTGGCTTCGGCTTGCGCCGCTGCCGGTGCCTCGCTCAGTAAAGCGCGGAGCTCCGAGATGCTGGGCTCCGGACTGGGCGTGGGCGGTACTATCGTGTTCGTTGTTTCCATGAGTTTGTTCTCAAGTCTCTTTTCGGTGGTGAGGCCCCGCGGCCGTGAAGCAGAAATCTAGTGGACGAAGGCGCCCTTAATGCCGGCGCCGCTGGTCCCGCCCGTTGTGACTGGGTGGGCATCCTGCGTGAACGTGAGCACCTGGCCGCCGATCGTGACGGTGGCCACGCGCTGCCCGCCGCTGTTCGCCGCGACAGTGCAGTTCGCGGTGCCGTTGCCTGTGCCCGTTGAGCTCGTGGTGATCCAGGTATCCGAACT